CCACAAGCCTATGCTGCTGGCAACCCAGAACTTGAAGGTCCGTCTAAAAAAGAACATGAAGTTGAAAGCTTTAGAGAACAGCCATTTATGGGGGTAGCTACTACCGCCGAACCTAAGCCTGAACCCGAAGAACGCAAATATTCACATGATGAACAAATGAAGGCGAGATCTAGAATTATGACCCGAGCTGGGGGTTCCCCTTCTCTGGCAAAAGAGGCTGGTGTTCGTGAGTTCACCCTACATGGCGGAAAAGAGGGGACTGGGGACATTTATGATTATCTCAAGGCCAGAAATCCAGATGTAGATTATGAATCAGAAGAATTCACGACCAAAGCAGGGGGAACCAACTGGAAAAAAGCATATAAAAGCCTGATAGAAACACAGGTTGCCGAGCAGGAAGAGGCAATGCAGGAATATGAAGCCCGTGAAAAAGAGGCAAGTGGATATCGGGAAGAGGGCTTGGTGCGAGATCCTCTGGGTGGAGAATGGGTCGATCCATACGAGTATTATACACCAGAAGCCCGTGCGTCAATGAGTGGAAGTACAAAAGCACATCAATTTTTTGGACAAGAACACGGCTGGACAATGCCAACAGGCGGCGGACACCAAGACGGGGGCTATATCAATGGATATCAAAACGGAGGAGAGGTTATGAATTATCAAGATGGCGGACAGGTAAAAGATGTTTTGTCCATATTCGGAGAAAAGTCTAAGCAGGGCGACGAAATACAAAAATTAATGGCAATGGCTGCAATGCAACAAATGCAACGGGCACAACAAGTTCAACAGGCAATTGGTATGCAAGGTGGCGGATATGCAGACGGGTACCAGCAAGGCGGAGAGGTAGAGCCTCCAATGTCTGGGCCAGAGAGCGGACCGCAGGAAGCACCAATGCCAGGAGGAGATCAGACATACCATCAACCAGCGATGGAACAGTTAGATATGGATCAGTATGAATATGCATCTTATGTAGAGCACGGACCAGATATGTACAAATGGATGGCTCCAAAATATAAGTCAAAACAACAATGGACGCCTTATGACGCCATGGTAGACGCTGGAACAATTGACCCATATGAGATTGACAAAGACGAGATAAATATTGTTACAAACGATCAGCTTGAAGCCTTGAGCAATCAAGCTAGAGAATCAATGAGAGTATAATTATATGGAAATGGACCCGAGAGCCGAGTATAATCAGGACTTATATCGTCGCTGGCGTGATGCTAGAGCCGATTGGGACAGTGAAGCTCGTAAAGATGTTGATTTTTATCTTGGGAATCATTTTACTTCTAGCGAATCAGATGAATTAAAAAGCAGGAATCAGGCAGATGTCCCTATGGACAGAATCTCTCCTGCTGTTGAAAAACTAAAGGCTACACTAACATCTAGACCGCCTACCTTCACTATCACCCCGAGGGAAGATTCTGATGTTCAAATATCAAGTATTTGGAGGACTATACTTGGATTTGTATGGGATATTTCTACTGGCGATGCTCAAATGAAGCAGGCAATACACGACTACGCCATCTCTGGACTGGGATATCTTTATGTATATATTGATACCGAAGCAGATTTCGGGAGGGGCGATGTCAAGTTTACCAATGTTAATCCATTCAGGGTATATGTTCCGCCATCTTCGAGAGATCGTTGGTTTGCGGACGCCGAGAGCATCATATTGTCTACGATATTAACAGGCGAGCAAGTCGTCGCCCTCTATCCCGAACTTGGGATAGATGAAGACCCAGACACAGGTGAAGAGATAAAACCATTAATTGATAGCCTGTCGGCATATAGAGAAGAAGACTACCCGACGGCAAGAAACAAAAATTCAATGCAGGTATTTACTCCGTCTGAAACTCAACATTTAGATCAGTTTGAGTTCAGCAAGTACCAGATTTTAGAAAGATATTATAAGACCAAGGTCCCCTTTTACAGGGTGCTTGATACTTCCACTGGTCAGGAGTATATCTTTAACGATGCTGATATCCAGAGATATATGGAAGAAAGCTCTGATTTAATTGAAAACGGAGTTGTTCAAATTGTAGAGGTACCTCAAAACAGGGTTAAAGTATGTGCTACTATAGGTGAGATTGTTTTATATGAGTCTGTGTTAAATACAGATGTTTATCCGATAGTTCCATTGCCTAATGTCTGGACAGAAAGCCCGTATCCAAAATCGGATGTGTCCAGAGCGAGACCTATGCAAAGGTTATTAAATAAGGTCTGGTCGCTTGCCATATCTCACGCACAGGCGTCCGCAGGGTTAAAGCTGCTTGTACCTTTAGGAAGCGTAGAAGATTTAAACCAACTTGAAAAGGACTGGGCTAACCCAAATGCGGTTATTGAGGTTGATTCATCTCAAGGAGAACCACACTTTCCAGCCCCACAGCCATTAGCTGGAGAGTTCTATAAGTTGATTCAGCAGTGTGAGTTTTACATAGACTTTATTTTTGGATTGCCAGAAATGATGCACGGGTTTGCTGAAAAAGCCCCAGAGACGGTGAGGGGAACAGAAAGAATGATGGCTTTAGGTCAGGAAAGACCAAAATCCAAGTTAAGAGACATTGAGTTCAGTATAAACAAACTTGGTAAAGTTTTATATAATTACGCAAAAGGGCATTACACATTTCAGAAAATGTTCAGAATTGCCCAGCCAAATAATAATTTAAAAGAAGCGACTGTCAATCTATATGACGACAAAACAGAGCCAATATTAGATATTGCCAAAGATCGTTATAAGCTTGATCAGCACGATATAAGAATTGAACCTGGCTCTACATTACCAACGAGCAAGTGGGCAGAACTAGGTGTATACCTAGAAGCCTATCAGCTGGGTATTGTAGACAGAATAGAAGTGCTTAAGAAGAATCCAGAGATTTTCGACAAGGAAGGAATCTTATCTAGAATGGATGAAAAACAGCAATTAGTACAACAAGTACAAGGTCTTCAAGGTCAGGTGAAAGATTTGCAAGGGGACTTGCAAACTGCCCGAAGGGAATCTGTAAGTGATAGAAAGCGTGTCGAAGTTGAAAAACTGAAAACAAGGCTTTCCGAAATAGCTTCAGATGCCAAAGCGGATAGAAGGGTTGAATCCAACAAAATGCAAAACAAGGTAAAGCTCGAAGCAGAGAGATTGAGGCGTGAAGCAGATCGCCTCGGTCAAGCTCTAAAAGCATAGAGATATCTTAGAAGGAGTTTAAGACAAATGTCAAACGAATCCGAGTTAATCAAAAACACTGTCGCCGAACAGGACACATCATTAGAACAGGAGTCCTATCAGGAATCAGCCGCTCAACAAGCGGGGGTTGCTGAAATGGTGCCTGAACAAGGACCAGACTGGGAAGGGGAAACAAAAAAGTTTCAATCAATGTACGATAGATCTCAATCAGAGGTTGGTCGACTGAAAAAATTGGAGCCTATTGGAGACCTTCTTGAAAGTCGTCCAGATTTAGTTCAGGTATTGCAAGAAAAAATTGCAAATCCGAATGGTGGATCAGAGCAAACAGCTCAACTGGACGAGAACGACTTTAACCCTTGGGATGCGTATTACAAGCCAGATTCGCCGTCGTATAAGCACCGAGTTACGAAAGAGCAGGAGACCGTTGGGTCTGCTGTGAATCAAATTCGGAGTGAGTTCGCACAGCGTGAGGCCGATACGCAACAACGACAATTCCTAAACGCTACCGTTAATGAGCTACGATCTAAACACAGTATGAACGAAAATCAAGTTTCTCAGTTTTTAGAATGGTCGGCGCAGCCAAAAGAGGCGGTGGGGTTAGGAAACCTCGTAAAATTATGGAAAGATGTCCATGGAGCTCCAGCTCGTGGGCAAACATCAATTGATGCTGTGAAGGCAGTGCAACAGGTACCGCAGTCAGCGGGAGTGTTGCAAGGTCAGCCAGCTCAAGTCGTCACTGATGACGATAAAGTGTTTGACCGTGTTCTGTCAGCCTCTAGACAAGGCAGACTCCCATAATATAAGAGGTTATTTTCCAAATTAAGGAGACATAATGGCTTACAAAATAGGTACAATGCTTTCGAGCAATGTAACTGAAGCAGCAACCTCCGCTGGTGTGGGACAAGCGCCTGATCAAAGACGATTATATGATTTCTCTGATCGGGTTGCAGAACTATCACCTGAAGAATCACCATTTTTTGTATACCTTTCTAAGGTAGCAAAAGCAGCTACGGACGATCCAATTTTCCGCTTTCTAGAAAACCGCACAAAGGTTGACTGGTCAAGCAGGAACTTTAGTCTCGCCGCTGCTGTGAATGGCGGTTCTGCGGTTAGTGCTGGAACAGCTTACGCTTTTGTTGTTGATGACGGTTCAGCTAGTATTGACTGGCTGATAAAAGGGATGGTCTTTTCAGTAAATACTGTAGATTCAGCCGCAGGTTGGGCACAAACACTCGTAAGAGTTGATAGTGCCGTTACCGACGCTGGGGCAACATCTACATTTACTGGGAGAATCATCGATGTTTCAAACACAAATGTAAGCGGGTACAATGTTCTTGCTGACGATGATCCCTGCCAAGTAGTTGGTACGGCATTCGCAGAAGGAACAGGATCACCAGACGCCTGGGCTAACGAAATCGAAGATGACTTTGGGTACACCCAAATCTTCAAGACTAGCGCTGAAATGTCGAATACATCTATCGCAACCCGCTATCGTGGATACGCTAGCGAATGGGATAGAATTTGGGCTCTTAAGCTTCGTGAACATAAAGTAGATATTGAGCGTGCAATGCTGTTTGGTCAGCGTGCACGGGTATCTAGCATCCAGTATACTGAAGGTATTGTGGGACACATTGTAAAAAATGCGAACCCAGTCGCTGATGATTCAGCACTTTCGTATTCATCTGGTGCACCCTACTATCGTTCATCGACAGCAGCCGAGCTCACATACGACAGATTCTTAGGCGATCTTGAAGTAATCTTCGATCCAGCTCGTGGCGGTTCCGCAGAGAAATTGGTTCTCGCAAGTCTTCCTGTTGTTACTCAACTGAATAAAGTTGGTAATACAGGATTTCTTGATGTGTCTACAGCTAGCACCCAAGTCCAACTTAATGCTCCTCTGGAGCAGAGAGAAGGAGCATTTGGTCATAAAGTAATGAACCTTGAAACTATTCATGGCGACCTTCACATTGTGAAGGAACCGCTATTCCGTGGCATTGCCAGTGGAATGATGTGCGTAGTTGATATGGGTAAAGTTGCTTACCGACCTCTTGTTGGTAATGGTGTAAACCGTGACACACAAATCGAAACCAATGTTCAAGCCGCAGATGAAGACCTTCGGAAAGATATGATTCTAACCGAAGCTGGTCTGGAAGTTACTCTTCCTGAAGCTCACGCACTCTATAACTTAGAAGGCGTATAGGAGTAGGGAATGAGATCTGCATATATTGAACAGAACAGTGGAGCTGGTGGGTATTTAGCACCATATCAGAGGATAACAGCAGCCGTGACTTTAACAGCAGTAGAAGATAGTGGTAAAGGCTTCTTGCTCGATTCCGCTGGTGGAGCGTATTCAATTACGCTACCAACAGCTACGACAGCAGCAGAAGGCACAAACTACAAATTCTGGGTTGAAGAAAACACACCGACAGGGGCAATCACAATTGCCGCTGGAAGCGCTATTATTTTCGGCAAGGTCAACGAAACTGAAGTTGACACAAGCGATGACGGTCCAGGTTCTAATGGAGCTACGGGGGTATCAAATGTTATTTTGGGTACTTCCGCAATAAAAGGTGATTTTTTAGATTTTACCTTTAGCCACGGAGCTTATTGGATGTTTGGTTCATCTGCCGCCGATGGTGCAGTTACTACATCATAATCCGTAAGGATTACACCTTTTGGGTAGGTGGGGGACGGTCGTATAAAGGATTGTCCCCAAAAGCCCTAAGATTTTTTAAAAGTTAAAATGGAGATAGTATGGCAGCATATAACACGCTAACTAAAATTATAGTGGGCACAGTTCCATCTGGAACACAGGACAGCAGTAGCACAGGGACATTAGCAGAACTGATTAATACCTTTTGGCAAACTCTAGATAGCACCAACGGTGCAGTCCAGAGCATGACCTCTGTTCAGGTGGCTCCTTACACAGTTGCAGTAATTATAGTTTACTTAGGTTAATAGGAGGCTGGTATGCCTAAAGTTGGCAAGAAAAAGTTCCCCTATACAGAAAAGGGGAAAAAGGCAGCAAAAGAATATGCCAAAAAAACTGGCAGAAAAGTTAGTAGTAAGAGGTATTAATGGCTACTTTTGAAGCGCAAGTAGAGGGACTTACCAGTCTATCTATTGATGGTAGCAGTGCGCCTACTCAAACAGAACTCACTCAGTTCTTGACCGATGGGGGCAAGGAGATACTAAGTGTTATTCCTAAGCAGAAAAAGGCTATGTATTCCACATCTAATACGCTAGATAGTGGTGACACCACCCTAACGATTGGTGGATCTGAGATTTTAGGCGTTGTACGGAATGACGGAACAATTGATCAGCCGTGCAGAAGGATACCGTTAGCCTTAAGCGGGAGAGCCCAGGATAGTGAAGAAATGGTATATGGGACTGTCACAGATCCAGTCTGGTGGATTACCAGCAATGCTTTGAATATGTTCCCTACTCCGACTGACGCACAGAATGGTCTCATTCAGACGCTTGCATATCCAGCTGTCGCATATGGCGATAGTTCTATAACAAAGTTTCCAGATGAAGCGGAATACCTAGTTCCTATATATGCGTCTATTAAGGCTATTCAGAACGCATTAGGCGCTAAGGCTGGGAATTCTGATATCACCACAGCATTAGGTGCATTAAAGCAATCTATTACTAATGCGGGCACTGAAATAGGATTGGCAAAAACAGAGGCTGCTGAAATAGCTTCTTATACAGATACTTCAAGTAGCAACCTTGAAACAGCTGCTGATGGAATCGCTACAGCTGTAGCTAAATTTCAAGCAGACGGCGGAGATCCAGCTTTGTTTGGCGATGAAACACAATATAAAACAGGCGATGGATTAACAAGGGTTAATACTGCATTAGATGTTGCGATTAGTTATATAAATGGTAATTACCCAGCCGCAGCTTATGATTTAGCCGCCAATTTAGCTGATGTTGACTCAGACCTTACAAGTGAGGACATAGAATTAGCCAGCGGTAGAATTAAACAAGCGCAAACAACCCTTAGTGCTGTTCAGACAGAAATTAATATAGCCCAAGCCCATATAGCAGATTGGAATGCTGCTGTCAATGCATTACAGGCTGAAATAGGCGGGTTCTCAAGTGAGATTTCTTCAAGGGCTACATTAGTTAGTACAAAAGTTCAAGCGGTACAATCTTATACTGGTACTGCAAATGCATATCTATCTCAGGCTTCTGGTAATGCGGCTGAAATTCAGTCGAGATTGTCTGTTTTAACAACAGAATACACTTGGTTAGAAAAGCAACAGGCAAAACTTCAGGCTGATTATGACAAAGGTCTGCAAATGATAGCGGGGGCTTAATAATGCCGTTTACTGAAGTATCATTAACAGAAGAAACAACTTTTACTGAAACTACTCTAACAGAAGAAACAAATTGGGTTCCAGTGGGATCTGTCTGGGAAAACGCTGCTGAACTATTAGGGGTTTGGAATGGGGTTTCGTATAACTGGGAGGAAATGGGATAATTATGGCTGTAAGAAGATTAACTATAAAAAACATTATTAGCAGAGTGAGGCAGGCTTTTCCTCAAGCATCTGAAACTTATTTAATAAATTTGATTAACGACGCCCTTTTGGAGGCTGGTATGTATAGGACTAAAGTTGAATATGCTAAGGCAACTACGGTAGCTGAGCAGATGTGGTATGATTTATCCGATACTGGGTCTTCTATAGATATTAACAAGGTTTTCAGGGTGGACTTTATGGATTCCGCTGGAGATTATATAAAGGTACCAAGACTAATTGATAACGAAATACTTAAAATGGATGTAACATAATGGCAAGTAATCATAGTCACCCAGAAGCCGATGTTGCCTGGTTCATCGTAGGTGATAAACTTGCATTAGTAACCACCAAGGGTACAGACTCAAGTAGTGTTCATTCTAAATCTGGAGACTGGAAAGGAATTGATGAAGCTGTAACAGACGGGATTTTAATACATTATTATGCAGAGCCGAATGCTCTATCTACTACAGCAAGTACAAGATTAACCGTATATCCAGATTTGGACAATTCGATGCACGCCAGTCTAATAGAATATGTGAAGGCAAAACTTTATATAGATAAAGCAGGGACTTCAAATGATCCAAATGTAGCAGCCACGGCAATGAATATGTCAATGGTTCACGAAAAGAAATGGCAGGACAGTATGGTTAAGTTTGGGTCTAGGCGCCGTGATAAGATTGGCGGAACAAGAGTCGTGAAAACATTTGATTTGAGGTAATTAATATGGCTACATTAACTGGAAAAACAATTGCAAGCTCCTATAAGGACTTGCTTCAAGTATCCAACTCAAATAGTGGAGTAGATTCTACACTAAGGGTAATATCTGATGGCGAAGCGACTGATACTGTATTATACATAAGTTCAGCCGCAGCACAAATTACTAGCGACGCTAAATTATATTTCAGGGATACTGGATTATACATAGCCTCTAATGCTGACGGTGATTTAGATATAGTATCTGATGGTACGGCGATTGATTCCATCAATGTAGAATCTGCTGGAGGAATTACATTAGATGCTGGAACAGCAAGTAGCGGAGTTGCCTATGAAGACGACGGAGATGAAATGCTTCGTATATTCAACTCTTCCAGCGATGTTATTTTTCAGATAAAAAATGATGCCAAAGATTTAGTTATACAACAGTATGACGGATATGAAGTTGTAAGATTTTCAGACACAAGAGGGAAGATGTTCCTTTATGACGAAGGGGGAGAATACCTTCAGTCAGACGCTACAGATTTAACCATTGCAAGCGGCAATGATATCAATCTCACAGCCACTACCGATATTAATATACCATCAGATGTAGGACTCACATTTGGTCATGCATCAAATCAGAAAATTGAAGGGGATGGAACAGATCTCGCCATTGACGCCACTGGAAACATCAATATTACTTCTACTGTCAATGAAGCTGGTTCAATTTATGTTCGTGCCAACGCTGGAACATCTGAGACAGTAAAAATACACTCAGACCAGGGAACATCTGTCACAGAGGGGGCAGAGTCAGTCACTATTCTTTCTGACGCTGGAGGAATTGGTATCCGATCTACAGCTAACTTGGCTAATGCCGTTAATATTACCAATGACGGGGGAACATCTGGAACAATACAAATTTTTAACGATCAGGGAACAAGCGTTACGGAAGGAGCCTCCTCAGTTGAGCTTCTATCTGATGCTGGTGGTGTTGAATTAAAATCAACAGCAAACTTAGCAAAGGCAATTAAACTTATTGCAGATGGTGGCACAAGCGAAACAATTTACATACAATCAGATCAAGGTACAGGCGCAGACTCAATAGAGCTTATATCAGACGCTGGAGGCGTAACCATATCAGCGGGGAACACAAGCCACGGAGTCAAAGTTGGCACTGTCAGTGGTGCCCCAATTACAATCGGTCATACTACATCAGAAACTACCGTTGCTGACAACCTCACTGTCACAGGAAACGCTTCAATAGGTGGTAATTTTGATGTTACGGGAACTATTGATTTTAGTGATTCAGCAATTACAAATGCTGGAGACATTCAATTAGACAGTATAACAGGAGATGGAGATACTAATACAAGCATTACATTCTCAGGTTCAGATGTAATTACAATAGCTACAGGTGGGTCTGGTAGATTAACAATCGGTGATGGAGCATTATCTCCCGTAACTAATAATCAAATAGATTTAGGGACAAATTCTTTAGAATTTAAAGATGCTTTCTTTGACGGAACTGTTACATCAGATGCCTTTGCTGGTCCACTGACAGGAGATGTTACAGGGACATTACAAACCGCAGCACAGGGAAATATAACAAGCCTGGGTACGCTTACCGCTTTGACTGTAGATGATGTAGCTATAAATGGCAAAGTCATTACGATGACTGGTTCTGCGAGCGACACTGCTGTATTTACCGCAGGCACTAACGGAACATTGAGTATTGTTACCACCGATGCTGCGGCAGCAGCAGCCAATATCCAAATCACAGCAGATGGTACAGTAGATATTGATTCAGCAGGGGTTCTAACTTTAGATTCTGGAGCAGCTATTAATATAGAGCCAGCATCGGGATCAGCAATTTTATTAGATGGTACGATTAGCGTTGATGCAGGAGTCGTAACTGGAGCAACAAGTATAACTTCAACTGCGTTTGTTGGGGATGTAACTGGTACATCATCAAAAGCTACAGTTACAGATAGCACGGCAAACACAAACTTTCCTGTAGTTTTCCATAACGAGTCTGATGGACTCTTAGATGACACAGGGGCATTACGATATAACCCAAGCACAGGGGAATTATTAGTTCCCAAGCTTACTGTAGCTGGAACTACCACTACAGCAGATACAGTTACAATGGAAGCTGCAAATGCGGTTATCTTTGAAGGGGCAACGGCAGATGCTTATGAAACCACTCTTAGCATTGTAGATCCGACAGCCGATCACACACAATATTTAATTAATCAAGGTGGATATATTCCACTATTGGCAGCAGCTACGACAACTGCAATTACTTCAACTCCAGCCGAATTGAATATCTTAGATGATGCGACAGTTACGACTGCCGAATTGAACATTATGGATGGTAGTGCAACTACTCAGGCGACAGTTACTTTAGCAGCAGGTGATGGTGTTGTCATCAGTGATGGTGATGTGATGAAACAGGCTTTGGTTTCTGACTTTGAAGTTTATATGGAAGCCAATCTTGACACAATGGGATCACAGTTCACTTCTGCAAGTTCATTGGCTACAGTGGGAACAATAGGGACAGGAGTTTGGCAGGGAACGGCCATTGCTTCTGCTTATCTTGATGCTGATACTGCTCACCTTTCCACTACACAAACATTCTCAGGAGCAAAGACTTTTTCAGATGGTGTCGTAATTACAACTGCTGATAATTCAGACACACTTTCATTAATCTCAACAGATGCAGATGCAAATGCGGGGCCGAATTTAAGATTGTATAGAGATACTGCTTCACCTGCTGATTGGGACATAAATGGAGAAATTGATTTTATTGGTGTCAATGATGCTGACCAAGATGTGCAATATGGAACTATAAGAGTTTTTTCAGCAGATGTTACTGATGGCACAGAAGATAGTGACCTTCAGATAAGAACAATGGTAGGTGGGACAAGTCACTCAAGAATAGAAATAGCCCCTGACTCAACTGTAATTAATGAGGAATCTTTAGATGTTGATTTTAGAGTAGAATCAGATGGCAATGCTAATAGATTTTTTATTAATGGTGGTGATGATACAGTTTTATTTGGGACAACTACAACACAGACTACTGGAGATGCATTTGCTGTTCAAATATTTGGAACAACCCAAGCGGAAGCGGGTCTGGCAATAACAAGAAATTCTAATAATAATGGTTATCCCAATCTTGCATTTGGTAAAAGTAGAAATACATCTCCAGGCTCATTTACGATTGTAGCAGATAATGATATATTAGGAAATATATCGTTTTGGGGTGATGATGGTAATGACATGACAAGTCTGGGGGCTAATATTTTTGCGAGAGTAAATGGAACTCCAGGCTCAAATGATATGCCTACTGAATTAGTATTCGGCACAACTGCCGATGGGGCGGCTGATGTAACTGAACGCATGGTTATTAGTGCCGCAGGCAATGTCGGTATTGGAACCTCGGCTCCAGATAAACCACTTCATGTATGGGATGGAAATGCTGGAAGCCATACTGTAAATGGGGGTACAAATGTACTTATTGAAGGTGATAGTTCAACCTATTTAGAGTTTGCAACTCCAGCTGACCAATCTCAGGGCATTTTATTTGCTGACCCAGCAGGAGTGACTGGACAGATTACTTATTCTCACGGCACTGATGATATGACAATCACTGCTGATGACAATATACTTCTTACTTGTGAAAAGGTCGGCATCGGGACTACGAGTCCCGATACTTTGCTCGAGGCAGAAAGTGCTTCACACGCTGGAATCCAAATAAAAACAACTGACGCAAACACTATCAGCTATTTTTCTGCTAAAAATGATGCAGTTGCTTGGCAATTTAGAACAGATGGAGGTTCGAGTGATAGTTTAATGATGTATCTTGATGGCACTGGTTCTAAAATGACTATTACTACTGCTGGCAATGTCGGCATTGGGACAGATGCTCCTGCTGCACGACTTGAGATTAAACAGACTGCAGATGACCAAGAAGCCCTGAGGATGTCAGCTTCTGGTGGCAGTTCTTCTAATTTTTATAATTATATTTATAATTCTTTTTCTGGTACGGCAGATGCAAGCTCTATGCAGTTTTATGTCACTTCAGGCTCTGGTGCTCGTGACAGAGTAATGACTTTGAGAGGTGGCAAGGTCGGCATCGGAACTGATAGTCCAGCAAGACCTCTTCATGTAACTAACAATGAAAATCAAGCAACAGTTTATGTTAACTCTGGGTCGAGCGTCAGTACAGAATCCGCATTACAGCTTGAGAGCACCGCTGAAAACTTTTCGGGTAGGATTCTTCAAGTACTTACTTATACAGATGCTGGTTCTGGATGGAATGCAATATATTGTCGTGGTGATGAAGATAATGGTGGGGCTGGTCAAAATCCAATTTGGAGAGTGAGAGGAGATGGTGGTACTTATGCAGACGGCTCATATAGTAGTGGTGGAGCAGATTATTCTGAATATTTTGAAAGTGATAGTGGTGATTCTATCCCCGTTGGTACAACTGTAAAATTAGATGGTAATAAAATAGTCAAATGTGAAGATGGTGATGTTCCTATTGGAGTGATTAGACCTAAAAATGGCAGTAGTGTTGTTATCGGAAATGCTTATGACGGTAGATGGGCTAAAATGTATGAGCAGGATAATTATGGTGCATATATTTATGAAGAATACACGGTTACTAATTGGGAGGTAGAAGAATTGGTATCTGAAGCAGTTGAAGGTGTTGAAGCGGTATATGAAACAAAAAAATATTCATATCATACAGATAGAATCCCAGAGGGGATAACACCAGCAGAAGATGCAAAAATATCAACGCATGGATTAAATGGAGTTTTATACGAAAGAAGAATAGGAAATCCAGATTATGATAAAGATAGGGAATATACAAATAGAGAAAATCGTGATGAATGGTGCTTAGTTGGATTGCTCGGACAGATACCTATTACTAAAGGACAACCAATGGCAGATAATTGGAGTAAAATGAGCGATGTTTCAGATACAGTTGAAATGTACTTTGTTAAATGAGAACGAATACTACACCAAGTGAGTACAATACTACGCAATGTTTAAACCAGTAGCATACTTCGTAATCGGTCTTTTCGCAGGGCTTATCGTATCTGAATTAATGAAAGATGCCAAGCCTATTGAGAAGATAGTTATCTATGATGGATACAGAATGAGATACGATTATCCTCATTACTATAGGGGTGGATATGATTACTATTACAGACCATTGGAATATCGTGGGGGTCAATCTAATACAGGAAACGATGGGGAGCGTAGAGGTGGTGGTACTAAGCAAACAGGAACTACTACTGTAAAAGATACACCTGAAAGAAAGAAAAGCTGGGGTAATAAATATTGATATGGTTTTATTTGCATTGTGTGATTGCGGTTGTAATTCTAATTGCGGATGCAAGAGGAACTTTAGAGCCAACAGTAAAGAAATGGGAAACGAAACTGGGGATACCAGGGCCAGAGGAAATAGAAAAAGATAATGTCTAAAGAACTTTCACCAGACACAAAATTTACACTCTCAATCCAAACGATGATTGGAGCAGGAATGGGGATAGCCTCACTTGTAGGAATGTGGTATATGCTACAATCCGACATACAGGAAGCCAAAGAATTGCCTGTACCTTTATCGTTATTTGATGAAGAATATCCGAGTAAAGCAGAGGGCTATAATTGGTCGCCCTCATATGAACAGTATAAACAGCAGGTGGGCAACCTTCAACAGGATATGGATGAATTGTATGAAATTAACGAAAAACTCCAAGCAGATATTGACGACCTTAAACAAAAGGTTACTGAATTAAGAATTGCAGTCCAATGAAGTGGTTACTATTATTATCATTGGCATTTGCTCAGCCAGTACAACAAGAAATAAATGATGACAATTTTTATGGAGTAATCTACAAAGGAATGCATTTAGTAAGGTTTACTTCTGAATGGTCAGATGATAATAAACAGAATTTTTATCAAGGAAAGTTTATTGTAGATGGTGATTCTGCACATATGGGAACAATAATGATGATATTGCCATCTAAGAAAGTTCCCGATGTTGTTAGAAAACTAAGATTAAGAAATTTTCCAAGCGTAGTTTTGTTTAAAGATGGAAAGAAAGTAAAAGTGTGGAAAGCCGATTTTGATGGGAAGCTTGAATTGTCAACAGATGCAGTTAAAAAAGCTATTAATTGGCACGCAACGGGAAAAGTTTATTAGATATTAGATGGGGAGTAAATGAACCCTATAAGTGTGTACGCTGAATACGGCGCTATTGGGATAATAGTAGTTTTATTTGCTATGATGATAGTTAATTTGATTAAAAGTCAAAAACTTCAGAATGAGGACTTAGATGAGATTAGACAATCAATCGCCAAAGCTGAGACTAAGATGGCTAATGTTGAGGGGATAGTATTAAAGATGTTGGATAGATGGAATCGTTCAGATGAAATCTCTCAAAGACATAGAGAGGACATAGTTAAGGAATTAAATGATGTTACAGATGATTTAGCATACTTAAAAGGTAGAATAAATGGAAAATGATCATAAAAGAATAGTTAGGGATGATTGATACATTGAAAACGGTAGGAAACGGCGTCCTTGGCGTCGGTGTATGGTGGTTTAATTTGCCTATGATATTGCAGATGTGCGTATCGCTGGCAACTTTAATCTATATTATATTAAAAATTAGAAATGAAATACAGAAGGCGAAGAGCTGATATGCCTTTATATCAATACAAATGCAAAGATTGTGAATCTTACATAGATAATTACCAGAATAAAATGGTGAGGGGGTCGGAAGATTCATTTGTAGGTAGTAGCTGTCCACTGTGTCGTGACGGTGAGTTGGAAAGAGTTGTGACATTGCCCCATGCTATTGTAAGGGGGGGCGGAGATTGGGCTACTGCAATTAGAAAGGATCAGGTTGATTTTTCCAATATTAGCATGGAAGACAGCCTTGATCGTATAAGCTCAAATAAAACTAAAAGGAGTTAATATGAGTGGTGTAGTTAGTTATGTCATGGAGAACTATATGCAAATGCTTACAGCCGTTGGAGGCATCGTAGGTGGGTTTGCTGTTATAGCTTCAATGACGCCAAATAAAAGCGACGATAGGATTGTCCAGATGATTCTGGATATGGTGAATTTCATAGGCGCCAATTTTGGAAAAGCAAAAAACGGAGGATAATATGGCTAAAGTCAAATTAAACGCCTGGGCAAGTAAAATGCTGAAGAAGGTTCTTGCTCAAGTAATTAAAAAGGTCGGTGTCACAGAAACAATGCTGTTTGTACTTGGAATGCTTGCAGACATGACAGAGACAAAGGCAGACGACAAGATTATTGAACAACTTAAAAAGGCGATTGATTCTGAATAATGCCCCGCAGTATTGCAACACTTAGAGACTTTTCTGGTGGTATAAACACCCAGTTTAATCCTAGGGATATACAGGACAACCAACTCGGTTACGCACAAGATATTATGGGTGATCGGGTTGGGTCAGTCCGTACTATGGGCAATGGAAGTGGTACGCCTAGGCAGGTAAGCAATTCTGCATCGGCAAAGTCTATTAATACTTTAGCTTCTACTGACCTTGCAAATTCTGCTGGGTATGGGTTTAAACACTTTGAACTGGACTGGACTGAGGGTGGAGCTAATACTGGTGAGCATTATCTTGCTGTGGTTGATGAGAGCGGAGAACTGAATCTTTGGGATTATACCAATAATTCTTGGGCGACTGTCAGTGTGGATGTTAGTAGCGACCAAGTAGACTGTAAACCTATTATAACCCCTATAAATAATGGCATAAGGGTAGCTGATACCAATCTAACAAACGCAAGTACAATTAAATATTATATGTATGTTAAAAGAAGCCAGCTTGGTAGAGATAGGTCTGGCTTTTATGCTGGTAATAATACACTCCCACCTCCAACTGCTGGTAACAGGGTTACCTCTGCTACTTATACCGATGGATCTATAAATTTTGAAATAAACTCGCTAAGTGCTGGTACTGGCACTTGGGCAAAAGATGATTATGCCTTTGCATATACATTTGTTTATGACGGCAATCAGGAGTCTGCACCATTTATAGTTAGCACGGCTTTAGCCAAAGCCAATGTCAATGAAGACAGACCGTGGCAGTTAGAAGTATATGCAGCTAATGCCACTGCGGCAACAGACTACGACGCAAGGATCACTGGGGCTAGAATATATTGGAAGTATTATGATGCTGGCATAAGTAAAATTGAACAGGGTGAATGGAATCTGTTAGCAGATGTAGATTTAACAGGAACAAGTTCAGATGAGCACGCATACGGAATAAGGTCGAAACTTGGTGATAAATTTGCCAACTGGACAGTAAGTAGTAATGATGCAATTGCGACTATAGTAATACAAGATCCACCCATTGACACATACGCCACTTTAAATGGGTATAGAAGTAGTGACGGCGCTTTAATTATAGGTAATGCGAGCGATGGTTACAAGTCAGCTATTTTTACTAACCGAAGAATGTTTGTTGCTAATGTGAAAATGACAGGAGCTGATGGGGTCCAGGTGCAGGAAGCTGATAGGATTATGTACTCTCCAGTCAATAAGCCCGACATCTTCCCAGCGAGTCAATTTATCGATGTGGTCAAAGGGGATGCGGAGCCCTATATTAAGCTTGAAGCTGTAGGTGACAGGCTATTTGCTTTTAAAGGCGATAGCTTATTTATATTAAACATTTCTAATCCAAGTCCTGCTGGATGGTACTTGGAAGCTACCCATAGAGGTATGGGCGTGCTACATCCTGCTGCTGTATTTAAAGCAGATTTTGGAATCATATGGGTTAACCCTAATGGTCTTTTCATATATCAGGAAGGCGGAGGGGTGGCAGAACTGTCAGAGGGTAAGGTTCTCAATGGATACGGCACGGATGATTATGGATTCAACGCTTGGGGGAAACTCATTACAGCCAACTCAATTGTTGGATACTCACAGAAAGATAAAGAGATAATCATTAATATAGATTGCAGTAGTGCAACAAGCAATACAACTTTTGGTGGCAATGGAGCTGATGTAGTCGTATATGATATGGAAACTCAATCGTTCTGGTTTGGAAAAAACAGGCTTACCAGCGGAGGGATTTCATCTAACTTCGAGTATGACTGGAATGGAGATCTTATATATGCTTCAGAAACATTAGATACTGTAACAATAAGATCGTGGCAGTCCGACAGCCAGACATCTACTGGGGTTTTGTTTACCACAAAGGACATTGATTTTGGTAGCCCGAGTAGAAAGAAAAAGATTTATGATATATATATAACATATAAGCATTCAGACAGTAATGATGTATCCAATTTCTTGAGTTATTCCACTAACGGAGGCACGAGTTTTGTAACGGTTGATGGCGATAGTTCTACTGCGATTGCAAACAATACATTAGATCAGGCAACAAGTTGGGAAATACACAAGTTTACTTTCACCACACCTGTCAACTGCCAGAGCATAACATTAAGATTTAACGGGCCAACTAGCAATGCCAGTAAGATTAATATTAATGACATATCAATTGAATATAGGGAACTATACGGAAGGGTACCTGCAACCTAATGGCTTTTCTTAAAATAGACACTTCAGGTATGAATAATAGATACGGCAGGTCAACAGCAAAGCCATCGAAGTCTTTCCAGGTGACGGAATTTAATAGTCCTGCAAAGAACAGGGCTCCTTATATACCAAAGACGGAGGCTAAGGAAGGGGATGTATTAAGTTTCTTTGACGATGGTAAAGGTAAGGTGCTGACATCTTTTGATGGCGGATATCAATCGGCTCAAACATCAAAGGTTTCTGATATGTCTAGGGTGGACCTTGGAATGACAGCCCTTGATTTTAAGACTGTAAAAAGTGCTAAAGTAGAATTTAAAGGAGTTTTAAATGCTCCTATAATTGCGACTAAGATTATCACTATTGAATCTGGTCCTAAAACTCAATATATACCGTCTGCTCATGATACGACACTTTATCTTGATGGCACATACGGAGGAGAGATAGGATCATTTGTTCGTGCTGAAGTTTTATGCGCTATAGATGGAATTTCTATGGGTGATCTTGGGGTGGATGTCGGGACTACGGTGACTCTTGAGTCGGGAGGGAACCCTTATTGGAGGCTTCAATTTAATCACTTTGCTGGAGATAATAAGCTTGCTATGGCTACTGATGAGATATATTATCCAATGTTAGAAGACGGGGAGTATTTGAATCTCTATGACAACCACAGGGCTATTTTAGTCAGAGGACCAAGCGATTGGCGATTACTTAGTGTAACGGGGGTAAATGGCTCTAGCGTGAACGCTGGTATGCAAATGACTACATTTCTTCCTCTTGCTGATGATAATTATGATTTAGGTTCATCTACTAAGAAATGGCAAGATATATATATAGATGGTGTTGCTTATTTAGATAACGCAACAGTAGGCACAACTGTTATTACAGACGATTCAATTGTGATGACCCCATCAGCTAGTGATACGGTCACGATAGCTGGAGCAACTAATGGTATTCTGAATATTACTACAGTAGATGCGGCTGGGACAGCGGGAGATATCAATGTAACTGCCGATGGTCAGATAGAGTTTAGGGCTAACGATGCGGCTGGACATATTTTTGATATCAATGGAACGAATCAAGTATCAATTACAGATGGGTTAATTGCACCAGTAACTAATAATGATATAGACTTAGGCTCAGATGCATTAGAATTTAAGGATGTATGGATCGATGGCACTGCTTATCTAGATTCAGTTGATATAGACGGTGGAGCAATTGACGGCGCAACTATTGGTGCTAATCAAAGAGCCGCTGGTAATTTTAGTACTCTAGACGCTGATGGACAGTGTACGCTAGGGAGTGGTCCAAGCGACGCTATTTTCTTTAATGGATACATCCGAAATGACACGAGCGGTATAATAAGACCATATCAAAATGCTGCTTATGATTTTGGCACTACTACCTATTCTTGGGGAAATATACACATGCAGGGGAATCTTTCTATACAAAATACTGCGAGTGTTCCAACAGATGGTCCAACAGATGGAATATACTTGTTTGCTGAGGATGTGTCTACCAGTTCAGAATTGAAAGTAGTGGATGAAGCTGCCAATGTCACTACACTATCTCCTCACAACTTCAGTGTATGCGGAGGCCCATCAGAGGATATGGCTTGGGCTTATTACTCAGAGAATAAAGGTAAAAAAATTAATGTAGATATGCTGAAACTGGCGAGGTTGGTTGAAGACCTTTCTGGTGAGAAGCTCGTATACACAGAAGAGGAAAAGAATGCAACATAGCGGTTTAGTATTGTCGATAAATAGCATAAATTTAAAAGGATTAATCTATTATGCCTAGAACACCTACATACGGAAGAGCGACTGGTCCAGGCGACGCCGTCGGCTCTAGTATATATGAAATGTACGCCCCACAAAGAGCAGCAACTGAATTCGGAGTTGATTATGCCAGAACTGGATTTGAACTTCAAAAAGAAGTGGAGATTGAAAAGCAAAAACAATTAGACGCTCAAATAGCACAGAGCCAGCAGGTAAAGGACATTCAGGAACAGGAGGCGGCAAAAAGAAGAAAAAAAGGAAGAAAAGGGCAAAAAGTAAGTTCAGCCGCTGCTGGGGCTACTACTGGAGCTGCTTTAGGAGCAAAATATGGAACTGCGTTAGGTCCTTGGGGGACTGTAATTGGCGGAGCTATTGGAGGTCTTGGAGGGTTGCTATTCGGCGAAGATGGTGGGATGGTACCCGCTATTCATCCAGACAGCCTTTTATATAAACAGTATCAGGCTGGTGGCGATGTGACTGGGTACTCAGGAGGACAACCTAAGTTTCTACGCAGAGGATATCAAAACCTACAGTTTCGGCAAGAAGAGGTGGAAAGAGCACAGGAAAATTTAGATAAAATGAAATCATATGGATTGTGGGACGCTGCTCAAGATATATTTAAAGGCTATACGGCAGGGAAAGCCTTAACTCCTGGAGTAGAAAAATTTGCAGACTATGCATCATTAATAGGATCTGGCATTGGTAAAGAGGGAGGATTGACCAGCGCTTGGGATGTTATTAAGGATCTGGAATTTGGAAAATCAACTCCAGCGATTCCAGATCAACTCCCATTCGAGTATGAATGGAAACCCCAAGAAAGGCTATCCCTACCACCAATAAACAGAGCTGGTGGAGGATATGTGCCAACGCCAGCTAGGAAGTCTATTTATAGAGATCAAGCTCGTGCAACTAAGTATTTAAAATAAACAATGCCAGGATTTAATAATAATATGTTTTCTCTGCTTGGACTGCAGAGAGGTGGATTTGCAGAAGGCAGAGGCAGAGGAAGAGGGAGGGGTATGTCTGGAGAATATAATATGCCCGCCGCCCCACCAAATCCGAGTATGCCAGCAGCACCTGTTGCTACGCCATCCCCACGAGCATTTTCTCCATCTCCTCAAGCAGCCTCAATGGGGGCAAACTTTGGTTCCCAAGAGGGACAACCATCACTGTCACCCGCAGCAACTGTAGAAGCTGGAAAATTAGGAGGAGGAATAGGGGCGACTACCCCTAGCCCTGCAACTGGAGGATTTGGAGGCGGATCAGCGGGGATGATAGGTGGAACAACATTAACACCAGCCACTCCATCAGCAACAGGCGGAGGAACTGGAGGGCTACCATCAGCTACACTTGGAAGAGCTCCTGGAGGACCACCAACACCACCAATGGGAGGGCCTGGAGGATATGGAGGAATGGATACAATGCGTGGTCCAGCTGCACCATCATCACCAGTGGCACCCCCATCTCCAACGCCACCTATGGGTGGACCAAGAGGAGGACCACCAACACCACCTATGGGAGACCCAAGAGGAACGGGTGAATTGGGGTTACCACAACTAGATGTACCACAACCAGCTGCACCACCATCACCAACACCACCGATGGGAGACCCAAGAGGAACGGGTAAATTAGGGTTACCAAGAGGAATGGGTGAATTAGAGTTACCACAACTAGATGTACCACAACCAGCCCAACCACCGCCACCCGCTCAACCACCGCCACCAGCTCAACCACCGCCACCCGCTCAACCACCATCTCCAATAGCACCTATGGGAGACCCAAGAGGAATGGGCGATCCAGGGGGAATGGGTTATACAGGAGGTCGTCCTACGGATATACCAATGGGTGACCCGAGTGGAACAGGAGCAGGAGCAACAGGAGGAGCAGGAGCAACAGGAGGAGCAGGAACAGGAACAGGAGCAGGAGCAACAATAGGAGCAGGAGCAGGGGAACCATCAGGGGCTCAAGCCGCAGGAACAACTGGAGGGATGCTTGGTGCACCTACTGGACAATCTTTATTGGCTGCGACAGCTGGGGGAGACATAGCCTCTCAGTTTGGTTTTGACCCAAGTCAATATGGCGGATACTTCGCACCTGTGAGTGAGCAAATGAGAACAGCAGCAACAGAAGAGGGATATGCAGGATTTTTAGGAGAACAAAGGGCTCAGTTAAGAGAAACTGGGGGACAGCAAAAAAGAGGATTAAGGGCAAGTTTATTACAGGATGTGATGGCGGCACAGCAACAGGGCGGAGCTGCTGGATTTGCAGGTGCAGGAGCCCAAACACAAGCATTAGGATTAGCTAGATCAGGCAGACAATTAGGTGCCGAACAATTAGCAAGTCAGTACGGTAAAGGAATGTACGGAGTCAGACAGCAGATAGCAGGCAGAGTGACCGCAGGCGAGCAGGCTCTTGCAAGTGCACAGAAATCAATGTATGACAGAGCTTTGGCTCTTCAGCAATCTGGAGCAACTATGGGAGCTGGAACTGGAACTGGAACTGGGACTGGAGCTGGGGCTGGAGTGGATACGACGGTGACCCCACCAGGTGGAAGCCAAACTGATATAGATATAATGACAGATCCGTCAATGCCAGATCCGTCAGGGGATTACGGTGGTTATACAGGGGATGATTCTTTTGAAGATTATGCAGAAGGAGGGACTGGCCCAGAATATGATACATGGCTTGCAGAACAACAACAGCAAGGAAATACCGCTCAATATGGTGCGGGGCTACCAACAGGAGGAATTAATCCAGCTCAACAACAGCCTATAAGAACTGAATATGTACAACCTCCTGTAAAAAATCCATATCTGCAACAACAACCACAAATTATACCAGAAAGAGCGAGAGGAAGAGGAAGAGGATAAAAATGGCAAACGGAATAGATCGAAGATATACAGGCATACCAATGATACCACAGGTTGTAGAAGAGAAGACTAGTATGTGGGACGCTATAGTGCCACTAGCACAAATGGCTAAAGAAGAGAAAGCCAGACAGGACGCTCTTAAATTGAAATGGGAAGGAATAAGACAGATAGACGAGGAAGCTGCAGATTTAAAACAGTATCGTTCTGACGAGTTATCTCAAAGAAAAGCCTATCAAAAAGAGCAAAACAGGTTAGCTGGGGAGCGTATTGCTGTTGATCGTGAGCAGATGGCAGATGGCAAGGCGCTGGTGGCAGAAAAAGAGCAATACTCCGTGATCAATCAGATTGGTGATTGGAAAACAAAATCTGAAAAACTTAGGGAACTAGCGACCTCGACCAATAAAAGATCTTATGATTTAATGGCAGATGAAATAGAAAAAAATGGGATTGCTAAAGAGGCAATGGACCCAATATATCTGAATTTAACAAGTGAAGACAACCCATATAAAATAAGGGAATATCTTTTAAGAGAGGGCATTGAATTAGACAAACACTTTAAAGGGGCATCTGACAAGCTAAGGAAAAGAGCAGATGATTTAGATTTAAAGTATAGTATAGATGAAAATTCTGTTTTAAAAAGCAAGGAATATCAAGGGCTATTAATCGAACATGAGAATCTTTATGGATCTCAGTTAAATCCTAAAGTTTCTATGGATACATGGAACGCAGAACATAAAAAGATAAAAGTTAAAGCTGCAGATTTAATACAAGATCCAATCACAGCTCGAGGGATTATGCCAATTGGTGAGGATGATATGGCTGCGATTTGGGCGAATACAGAGGCTAGGGATTATTGGCTAATGAACCCTGCCGATGATCTTTCAGAGATTAAAAAGAAATATAAAATGGTAGAAGAAGAAGACGAAGATGATGAAGACAAAGATGATGGAGAACCTAAAAAAGACACTGCAATAAGTGGATTAGAAAAGAAAGTAATTGCATATGAGGAAGCGGGATTGACGGGTCTTAAAGGCTATGCAGAAGCTAAAAAAGAACTGAAATTAAAAGAATCAAAACTCAATCGTCAGGCTATAGATGATAAAATTAAAGAGTTAGCGCTGAATACGGGGGAATCTGAAGATGTTATACGAAAAAAGATGTTGATAAAAACTAAAGGGAAACTATATCAAATGAGTCCAGCTTTATCCATCATGACTGACTTGATGTTTAAGGAATAATGCCAGTATCATATGGACTAAGGAGTACCGAAGCTAGTTTAGCTGACACTTCACTTAATCTCTCTGCTTTAAGCAACCCTAGTGGGTATGAGGATGAAAGGAAGAAGCTATACGGTATAATTCCAGAAGACTGGATACCTGATTTTTACAAAGAGGGTTACAATAACAGCATAGAAGGAATGGCCTATCAGATGATATCTGGTAAGCAGTTCTTTGAGATAGAGCCAGATTATAATCGTGGTATGATTGATGATGTCATGGCTACTATTGCAAGTTTTATAACTCCTACAGATTTACTTGCGATGGCTACTGGCGCTGGCTTTGCTACAAAAGCTCTTAGCAAGTATGGATCTCAAGCGATGAAGATTGCTATAAAACAAACCAATTTACCAAAATCTGTTATTAAAAAAGCGACAGAGTCTGGACTGAAAAGCGCAGTGACCAACGCATCAAAGGCAAAATTAAGAGCAACAGTTGGAGCTGGAGGTTTTGGGTTTTACTCTGGATTGCAGAGTGCAGAATTGCAGGTTCTACAGGAAAGGGATATGGGGCATATAAAAGATTTGGGTGATGCTACTAAAGCATTCGCCAGTGGGTTCGGTTCAGGCGCAGTCCACGGAGCAGCAATTGGTGCAGTAACTGGAGGGTTAGGACAACTCGGTAGAATGGCTGGTCGGAAGGCTACAGCAAGATTGTCTTCTAAAACACAAAATGCCGCTGCTATTGGCGGTGACAAGGGGATAGAAATAGCCGCATTCGGGACTATACCAACTGTAGAAGACGCTCTTAGAGGCGAATATAGGCTTCCCAGGGCTGAGGAATGGATACACGCTGCTGGTGTTGTTGGCGGACTTGGTGTCGCTAGGGGCGCAATAAAAGTAAGGAAGGATATAAAAGATAGATATAGCGCCAAGGTTATGGAGGCTATCCCAGAAAAGGATGTATTAACTGCGAAGAAAAAGGGCGCTAGTAGATTCTATGATGAGAGAAATCGTCTTGACATAACCGAAGAAATGTGGATTGATAAGCACGGGAACAAAGTATCTATATCAACTAAAGATTTTTATGATACCCCAGTAGATTTTAAGATTGTCCCAGAGGGGGAAAGAGCCCCTAAAAAAGCATATACAGATATAGGTGCAGTACAAGAAGTAAAAAACGAAGTAACCTATACATTCAGGAAGGCTGGGTCGAAGGAGGGAGATAGGGCAAAGCCAAGAGGAATACAAAAGAAATATAAAATGACTAAGCGTGAGTTCCTTGAGCAATTCACAAGAGAAAGCGATCCCCTGCTTAAAGATAAAACAGTAAAAGAATCTCTCCAAATAGAGGCTGGTAAAATACAAAAAGAGATTGGTGTTGATAAAAAAACACACAAGGCAGACTTAAAGAAGCTTGGAATAGACCCAGAACACGGCCCAAAGAATCCACAAGAGGCGAGAGCTTTGTATGAACATTATAAAAGAAAGAAGTTCATTGATGATTTCGTGAAGGACAAGTCTTTGGATACCTCCTTTAGAAGACATCTTGCAGATATCCATCGTGATGGCATATTAAAAGAGAGAATCCCAGAACCACTCTATAATGTTCTTGTTGGGTTCAGACAAGTCAAACACAGGCTTAAGCACCCATTCAGTGAATACTCAAAAGACAAAATGCTCAAAGCTGACTTTGAGTCTCACTATGAACTAAGTCAAGTTTTGGATGCCCTGAGAAAGGTTGGCATTGGAGATAATAAAAAAGGCGGTCCTACTCCAGAACAGTACGAGAATCTTCATACTATAATGACAGGAAAAGAATATAACGGTGGCAAGGGGATGACTTATGACAAGGATGGGAATCTTAGAACTGCTAACGGGAAAGTCGTAGATATAGATATTGGCGGGGTTGACCCAGCAGGGCTCAGGAATGTGTTTGATATGATATATGCTAGAGCAAAGAAGGCTGGGATACCAGTGCAAGAAAAATTAGAGAATTATCTCCCAAAATTATACAAGACAGAAGTTCTGGAGATCGTTAGAAAAGATGTTGAAGCGATTATCAATAACAATAGAAATTATCAGAATGATTTATTTTCGCTAAACCCAGAAAATCCTGTAGAGGTCGAAAGAATCCTAAGAAAGCACTTAGGCATAGATAAAGATGGGAATGTTACAGGTCCTGGCGTAGCAGCCCCAGAAACGGTTAAAGCATTCCAGCATTTAATTAAGCAATTCCAAGATAGCCCTTATAAAGTTATGCAGGCTTGGAATAAGTTAAAAACAGAGGGCTGGAGCCAAAGATATGATATTGCATATAATTTAGAAAAATCAAGAACACTTGATCTTCCAGAGGAATTTGTTGAAAAGAATGTTGGTAAGCTTACATCTAGATATGCATCACAATATGCTAAACGGAAAGCATTCGTTGAAAATTTTGGTGTAAGAGGAGAAAAGATAAGAGCAGCCCATGAGATGCTGAGAGAACAAAACCATCACGGAGAAGCAGATATTCTTGAAAAGGCGTACTCTGCATTTACTGGAAACATTGAAACTGACCCAAGATTTAACTATGCGCCATACTGGAAGAATACATGGAACAATATGACTCAATTCCAAGTGGCTACTAAAATTGGTATGGGATTCGGAGCTGTAGTTAATATTACACAGCCGTTTATATCCACAGCCGTAGCGTTGGGTTATGGACCTATGATAAATGGAATGAGGAAATTCAAAACCAATAAAGCCTATAGAAAGTCAATAGAAAAGAATGTTGGCTATAATAATATGGATATCCTAAAGCAGATATTTGGAGGAGAATACGCAGACATAGGATTCTTTGGGAAGTTTGCGAATGCAACGACTACACGCTTAGGGTTTAAAGGAATCAACAAGTGGAATTATAATAGCGCCGCTGCCTCTATGTATGAATATATTTTAAAACAACAAAAAATAGCTAAAGGGGAAGGGGTTTATGGAAAGAACCGAATGCTCAGAGAAGTAGCCAAAAGAAGGCTTAAAGAACATGGGCTTTCCGAGAAAGATAATTTTAATCTTGAAACCACATCCCATAGCACTCGGAAAAATGTATCCAAGGCTATGTATGAATTTGCAAGAGATTCTCAATTGCAAAAGAACATCCTTAGCGATCCTATGTTTTTTAATGATCCACGCTTCAGACCATTTGTATTGTTTAAACGATTCGGATATAAACAGGCAACTTGGATTGGGGAAACCCTAAAGAAGGAGTGGGTTGGTTATAAAAATCCACTTCCAATATTAAGATTGGTAGCTGGTGGTTTCGCAGGCGGGCTCTTTATGAATTCAGCAAAGCAGTTCATAACCGATAAACTGGCTGGGGAAGATATATATAATGAAAATTATAGTATCCCATTC